CAGCTTGACGAGACGTTAGCAAAATATGCAGGATCATTGGAGGCAGAGGAAAATGATGAATAAACTTTTAGCCGTATTTGGCATTATCTCGGCGGTAGCAAGTGCTGGATTCTTTTTTAAATACATGGGCAGCTATGATTGGAATTATGCGGGAATAAGCGCTTTTGCCACTACTATTGCTGCCTACATCGCGGCTGTCTGCATTAGAGATTTAGTTGGGAGTGAGCACGGAAAACATGATTGAGTTGGAACAAAAGATGGCGGCTAAAGCGAAAGAGATGGTAGCTCAAAACCGAAAGCTACACTATGAGCACGACACTTATAATCGGCTTCACGATGGTGAGATTCATACTTGGACAAATCGCGATGTCTTGGCGGATTGGCTGGTTAAACACCAACCTGAATTAATCGAGTGGGAAGACTGACGTGGTAATAAAGATAACGGTACCTGGTGAGCCGGTGGCACAAGGACGGCCGCGAGTATATCGAACCAGGTATGGCGTTCGAGGCGTTGATCCGGCCAAGTCCCGATCCTATAAGGCACTTGTGACTCAATATGCTCAACGGGCGTTCACAGGAGAGCCACTAGAAGGTCCAATCGACTTCCGGCTAAAGATATATCGGCCAATACAAAAAGCCGGCAGTAAAGCGCTAAAGGCCAAGAAAGTCAGTGGCGAAATCCTACCGACGGTTAAACCGGATTTAGACAATGTCTACAAGGCAGTATCCGATGCATTAACAGGCATTGTCTACGTTGATGATAACCAGGTCACTGACCTACTTGTCATCAAACGCTATTCAGATAATCCCAGAGTCGAAGTGGAAATTAAAGGATTGGAGTAAAGAAAATGAATGAACTCATTGAAACCATTACACTACAAGATGGCACAGTAGCAGTTAGCGGTCGTGAATTACATGACTTTTTAGGGATTGGAAAAGATTTCTCAACTTGGTTTAAAGATATGACAGGTTATGGATTTGATGAAGGAATAGACTTTTCCCCAATTCCGGGGAAAACCTATAATGGCGGGCGGCCGCGGGGTGAATATGCAATGACACTGGACATGGCAAAAGAGGTTTCAATGATTCAGCGAAACGAAAAAGGCAAACAAGCGCGACAGTATTTTATTGAGGTCGAAAAGCGCGCTAAGCAGATTGAATTGCCCCAAACTCCCGAAGAAAAGTTGATCTTGACCATGCAAGTATCGGCACGAACTATTAAGCGAGTTGAAAAACTAGATGCTCGAGTCACCGACTTAGAAGAAAACCAGCCATTGTCAGGTAGCCAGTATGCATATATCAGCCGATTAGTATCACGGGCCGTTGTTCAGTACATCGAAACGCAGAAGCTGTTGTTGACGAGCAAGCAACGCGGCATGTTCTATCGCGATATCAGCCGCGGTTTGAATGATTTTCTAGGCGTTCGAACACGAACCCAGATTCGCATTGGTCAATTTGACAAAGCGTGTGAATTCATTGAGAACTGGACGCCGTCTACATCTGTAAAGATGAAATTGCGTGATATGGGTGGTGCAGTACAAGAGGTTGGCTTTGAAATTTAAATGGCAGTAAAAAAGCGCGCCCCTAAGGACACGCCGCTATGGTTATGCTCAACAAACACAATTATAGCATAAGGGGTGGCTGGGTTGATGACACTGATACCACAAATCGACGAACAAAAAAGCCGAGATAACGCAAGAGATTTACTTAAAGCATATCGGCGACTAGCTCGGATGGCTGGCCGCCCGCTGACTAACTACAAATCGCCAACCATTGATGACATGCCAAAGGCTCAGTCTTTTAGCAATTTAGCTGAGAAACAAATGATTGATCACTTCAGCGCTGAGCAAGAGATTAAATGGATCGATCGGGCGATGCAATTCTTATCCTTTGAGAGCTACTGGGTACTCTACTTTTCATACTGTACAGATGAATTGATGAAAGGTGAAAAGATAGCTGAGCGAATGGGATATGCGAATGACAACATGGTCGACTACCAAAAGCGCAAAGCATTACTAGAGTTTGCAGAAGCGTTCAATAATAGTGAGTTGCTAGAATTCACCTAATTTTATGAACGATTCACCTTTAATTAACCACAAAGAACGATAATAGGCGTTATTATGATAGAGTACCAGATTTGAAGATGTCTGGTGCTGGCACATGAGTATCCTCCTTTCTGAATAGTGGTAGCGACGATGACAGACGCCAGTTTTGGCGGTGGGTGCAATTCCCACACGTCGCATTGGTCACTTGGTAGCGATAACCGGCGATCATTCGTTCACAATCTCTTCATTGTGGATGACTTAAAACTTAATAGCTTTGCCTCAAAGGCACCCATGGCGTGGGTGCTTTTTTTATGGCTATAAAGATGAATTGAGGGATTTAATGATGACGGAAGAAACGTTTCTTCGGAACAAAAAGGCTGGGTACCACGCAACAGTTTATATTGATCCTTCCAGCAACGCGCGCCGTGACACTTCTGATGCGCTGTTTAAGGTGATGCCGACACGCAAATGCAAAGCGCGGGATGGAGACCCGCTAGCGCGTGTATTTAAGGGTGCGCGCGAGGTTGAGGTCATTACCGATTATGACGAGAGACTACAAAATCGCTACACGGAATAGTAAATGATTACGAAATCAGGTACCATTTTTATGAGAAAGGCTGTCCGAAATATTTGACGATATCCCATCTGACTGTTAAGCTTAAATTACCAATTAAGTAATATGGGTTTGGTGGTGGGGCGTTGGAGATTAGGTATAGCAATAAAAAGTTGGAAAAGCAATGTACTGATATAAGGCAAGCCAAGAGAGATTTTGAGCAAAATGTGGCGATCAGGTTGCATAAAGCGATTTTTTTTATTGAAGCGGCCGAGTCCTTGGAATCTGTTATTAATTTTGGTCCAATGCGCTTTCACAAGTTAAAGGGAAACTATAAAGGATTTTACGCAGTAGATATAGCTGGGAAAAAATGTTCATATAGATTGTTACTAAGTTTTGATGAATCCGATACAGATGTTTTTCCGCATGCCAAAACCATTACACTTGTTCAGGTTGAGGAGGTAAGTAATCATTATGAGTAGAAATCCAGAATATAAAGATTTAATTGGTTTTCACCCAGGGAATTACGTCTCTGACATCTTGGATGACATGAATATCACTCAAGAAGAATTTGCTCATAGGTTGGGGTTGTCTGGTAAAACAGTTAGCAAATTAGTTAATAATGAAGAAGGCATTAGCCCAGCAACTGCTAATAAACTGGCTCAAGTAACTGGCGTTTCAATTAAGACATGGTTAAATTTGCAGGCTAAATATGATGCAAAAGTTGAAGAGATAAGAAATTTACAGTCAGAAGACGAAGCAAATGTTGCACAACAAATAGACAGTTCCTTTTTAAAAGAACATCACATTTTAGAAAATAGACGTTATCCCATCCGAGAAAAGATAGTGAAATTACGTCAAATTCTCAAAATGTCAAATTTAACACAGCTACTAGATTTTAATCCACAAGTTAGTTATAGACTTGCAGAGAGAAAAAATAAAAGTAAGTCTCGAATTGCTTCTAATGTAATATTGCAATTAGCTATGAATGAAGCTAGCCATATAAGTAATGTTAGATATGACAAAAAAAAGCTGGAACAAAAATTCACTTGGATTAAACAACTTAATTTAAAATCTCCGGAAAATTTTTACCCAGAATTACGCGATGGGTTGTTGGAATGCGGCATTGTCCTAGTAGGTATGCCTAATATGCCGGGAGCCGGTTTAAATGGTGCAACAAAAAGATTTAAAAACGGAAGTGTATTATTGTTATTTACTGATAAAAACAAATCCGCTGATATTATTTGGTTTTCTATCATTCATGAATTGGGACACATATATTACGAAGACTTCTTTTCTGATCGAGATGATCAGGAGAGTTATGATGAAAAAGAGAAAAAGGCAGATCGATTTGCAGAAAATTTTTTTATTCCCGAGGATAAATATTCTGAGTTTGTTTCCCGTAAAGACTTTTCCCCTAATTCAGTGGTTTCATTTGCCAAAGAAATGGGAGTTATCCCAAGTATTGTCATTGGGAGAATTCGAAATGACAATCTCATAGATTATCAGGATCGGGGTTTGAATTCATTAGGAACAAAGTATGAAATAGTGAAAGACTTCAGTCCAATTTAAGTACTATATCTAATAGACGCTTAGGCGTCTTTTTTTATGCCCTGATTTCAAAACAATCGAGTGTGCAAACGGAGGTGGTGTGACATGTGAAAAAGTACGAGGAAGCTAAACAAGACTATGATAAAGGGCTTAAGTATAAGGATATTGCTGAAAAATATGGCGTTTCAATTAACACGGTCAAGTCGTGGAAGTCACGTTACTGGACACAAAAGGTTGCAACCAAAGATAAAAAGGTTGCAACCTTGCATCCAAGTAAATCTGGACATCCGCCTAAACAGAATAAGAATGCGGTCACTCATGGATTGTTCGCAAACTGGTTACCAGATGATACCCAAGATTTAATTGATGCCATTGGTGAGTCGTCGCCTGCTGACATCGTGTGGCAAAACATTACCATTCAGTATGCAGCAATCATACGATCGCAGAAGCTTATGTATGTGACCAATCATGATGATATGAGCAAAGAGATATCGAGCAGTGGGGACATGGTAACAACCTACGATGTCCAGTATGCCTGGGATAAGCAAGCTACTTTCTTGTCCGCACAATCGCGGGCCATGGGAACGTTAACCAATCTAATCAAGCAGTTTGAATCGATGACGGATGCTCATGATGAACGCCGGCTTAAGCTCGAAGGCATGAAGGCATCCGTTAGAAAGGCAAACGCTGAGGCGGATATCGCTGAGGTCAAAGCCAAGGAGTACTTGGGGATCACGGATGATGAAGAAGACGATGGCTTCATCGAAGCTATCGATGGCAGGATGAAGGACGTGTGGGACGATGAAGAAAGCTAAGTTTAAATTCGCGCCGTTTTCGCGTAAGCAGATGCAAGCATTGACTTGGTGGCGAAACCCTGGCACTAAAGATTTAGATGCGATTGTTTGCGATGGGTCTGTTCGTGCCGGCAAAACGGTCATCATGTCACTGTCTTATGTGTTGTGGTCGATGACAGACTTTGACGCACAGCAGTTTGGGCTGGCAGGTAAGACGATTGGCTCACTCCGACGTAATGTCATCCGCCCACTGAAAATCATGCTTCACTCGCGCGGATTCCATGTCAAAGATCATCGCTCTGACAACATGCTAGAAGTCAGCAAGCGAGGTAAAGTGAATTATTATTTCTTGTTTGGCGGTAAAGATGAAGGCTCACAAGACCTGGTTCAAGGGCTAACGGCAGCCGGCTTCTTCTTTGATGAAGTGGCCTTGATGCCTGAAAGTTTCGTCAAGCAAGCAACGGCACGTGTGTCAGTTGAGGGCGGAAAGCTATGGTTCAACTGTAACCCGGCAGGACCATATCATTGGTTCAAACTTGAGTGGATTGACAAGCTTAAAGAAAAGCGTGCATTGCGCATCCACTTCACGATGCAAGACAATCCATCGCTGTCACCAAGCACAATCGCTCGATATGAGCGACTTTACTCAGGCGTGTTTTACAAACGATTTATCTTAGGGCTTTGGGTGTTGGCGGATGGTGTCGTCTATGACAATTGGGCAGCAGAAACCATGACCACTCACATTGATGACGTTTCTGGCTATGAATCTTACTATGTCAGCTGTGACTATGGCACACGCAATCCTACTGTTTTCCTTCTGTGGGGACGGAAAGACAAGGTTTGGTACTGTCTTAGAGAGTTTTACTACTCAGGTCGTGAGAGCTCAAACAATTGGGATGACAGTCAGTATGTGACAGCCATGGGCAAGTTTGTTGGCACTATTAAAGCTAGCATCATTGTTGACCCGTCGGCGGCATCTTTTATCACAGCGTTACGCAAAGCAGGCTATCAAGTCATTGCTGCTGATAACGACGTGATCAATGGCATCCGCGAAGTACAAAACGCGATGAACAACGGCAAGATTATGTTTGCGGATGACCTCAAGCACATGTTTGCTGAGTTCTCAAGTTACATCTGGGATGACAAGGCGGCCGATAAAGGCATCGATAAAGTCGTCAAGGACCATGACCACGTGATGGACGCGCTACGATACTTTGTCTTTATGGTGATCTACAAGCAGCGGACAGCCACAACAGCTAAGAAACCAGTATGGCTACGATAAAAATGGAGGTGATTTATATTGGGAGTTGCGATTGACCGCGAGCTTGCGGGCAACATCGAGAACCCAAGCTATGAGGTTCTCAACTATGCCATTGAGCAATTGACAAAGTCCAAGGACCGTTTTGATAAGCTGTTTGACTACTACAATGGCAAGCAGAGCATCTTAGACCGAAATACGGTGCAAATGCAGACTAAGACGGCAAACGTCATGATCAATCACGCTAAGTACACAACCGACATGATTGTTGGCTTCATGACAGGTAATCCGATTTCTATCGCTGCAGGCAAAGGCAAAGACATTCAGCCGGTATTAGATGCTCTGGACTTGATGGATATCAACAGTCATGACGCAGAACTCGAAAAAGATTTGTCTGTTTTTGGCACTGCCTATGAGGTCGCGTATTTGAGCGTTGGCGCTGATGTAGATGGTCAGGCTATAACGGTGCCCAGAGTTGAAAAAATTGACCCACGCGGCATTGTGATGGTCACAGATGACACTGTCGAGAAGACACCGCTGTTTGCAGTTCATGTACTTGAAAAACAAGACTTGCAAGGCAACAGCAAGGGGTATCTCATCACTGTGTACACCAGCCACTGGATTATCAAGTACCGTACCAAAAATGGCAGCGAACTTAGCGATGGCAATCTGGTAAGAAAGCCAGACGTCCAAGCACACTATTTTGGTAAGGTTCCAGTGATTGAGTACCGCAACAATGAGGAGCGGCAGGGCGACTTTGAACAAACAATCCCGCTGATTGACGCCTATAACCTCTTGCAATCTGATCGCCTGACCGATAAAGAAAACTTCGTGGATGCAATCCTGGTTCTTTATGGGTTCAAGCTGGATGATCAAGCAAATGTTGGCGATGGCATTATCGAAGCTCCGGCAAAAGGTGGCATGGGTGACGGTGGTGCTGCCGTTGAATGGCTAACTAAAACATTCAATGAAACCGAAATTAACGTGCTGTCTCAATCGTTATTGGACGACATCCACAAAACAACTTATGTGCCAAATATGAATGACAAAAATTTCATGGGCAACGTTAGTGGTGAAGCGATGAAGTATAAGTTGTTTGGCTTATTGCAATTGTTGGCCACCAAGCAGCGCTATCTTACTCGCGGGATTCAACAGCGTTTACAGCTGCTACAAAACATTTTGGCTACTAAGGGTCAAGCGTGTGATGTGAGTGGCGCGACTATCCAAGTTGTACCAAATATTCCAGTCAACATGAGCGACACGATTAATAACATCAAAAATGCGAGCGGTTATGTGCCAGAGCAAATCGCATTGAGCTGGCTACCAGGTCCAGATAGTCCTGATGAAATGATTGCCATGCTGGACGAAGAAAAGCGAAAAGCTGCTCAGCGAACTGCAGAATCAATGGGCACTATGAGTCAGTCTAACTACGATGACGAGCGAGGAAGTGAAAGCAATGATTCAAGTGAAGATGATGATATGTAAGGACGAAAACTACCGGATAGTCGGGTATAAAATTAGTGGCCATGCAGGTTTTGCTGCTAAGGGACAAGACATTGTTTGCGCGGCTGTGTCGTCTCTTGCCATCGCAATCACGAATGAGTTAACCGTCTCCGTGGTTTCTGATAACAATGATAATTCTATTGTGGTTAGGCACATTTCTGCTTTGCCGCAGAATACAGTCTTGACTAAGGCCTTACTTCATGGTTTGCAGGACATCGCTGATCAATATCCAGACCGGGTCGCTATTTCTCGGATTGATGCGGGGTGATTAGTTGTCATCCAAAGAAGACAAATTCGGCTACTGGGAGCGCCGTGCCGTCGAGCAAGACGCTGCTATGCATAAAGCCCTCGATGACCCGGAAAAGGCAATCATGAGGGCTTTTTTGTTGGCTAACGCTTGGTTGACAAAACAGGCCGACGAAGTCTATAAGCGCTACTTTGGCGACGGGTCCTATGCTGAAGCTGAGATAGAAACTATTCTTAATCAGAGCATCACGCAGGACCAGCTGAGCGAGCTGCTAGTGCTGATTAAGTCAGAAGACAATAAAGCTGTTAAGAAGGACATGCAGCGCTTAGTTAGTGCCATGGCAGCTAAGTCGCGGATAACTCAAGCCGAGCTATTGCGAGCAAAAGCAGAGGTCGTGGCCAGACAGATTGGTGCGATTGAACAGCAGCAGATGGACGATTTTTACGTTAAGACCATTCAAGATGCCTATAATCAAGCATCCGCAGAGGCGCTTATCGGTCAGTCGAAACATGATTTGAAGTTACCTGGGAATGTTGAGGCTAAAGCTAAGCCAGGCGGCGTGCAATTTATCGACCCAGACACCGACAAAGTTGTGAAGTCAGTTGATTTCACGCCAGATAAGCCTATCCGTGAGTTCAAGCGGATGTCCACGAGTCAAGTTGATAAGGTCATGCATATGAATTGGCTGGGTAGCAACTACTCGAAGCGCATTTGGAAGAACACTGACCTGCTAGCAGATACACTAAAGGACCTGTTTACCGCTCAAGCCATGTCGGGTATGTCTCATCGCGACATGCAGCGAGTTTTGCAGGACAAGTTCGGCGTTGGTGCTAACTATGCCCGCCGCCTGATACGAACTGAGGCCAATTTTGTCAGTAATCAGGCTAAGCTAATGGGCTATCGTGAGCATGGTATCAAAGAGTATGTATTAGTGGCCGTGTTAGACTTTCGAACTTCAACTATTTGTCGCAAGAAAGACGGTTTGCATTTCAAGGTAGAAGAAGCTCACTGCGATGGGATGCATGGTAACTATCCACCTTTTCATGCGTGGTGTCGGACGGTTGCTGTGGCATACTTTGGCAAAGAGACTTTTGTTGGTAAGCACCTAGTCAATAATCCGCTCGGGCACTCATTTGAAATGCCTGCTGGCACGACCTATCGCGAGTGGGAACAGGCTTTGATTGATAAGTATGGTGAAACCAATGTTCGTCGCGCCCAGCTGGAGGCAAAGACATTCAATGAAGATCTCAAACAATATCGAGAATTTACTGTAATTCTGAAAGAAGATGCGCCTAGTAACCTTCAATCTTTTCAAGACGTGAAGTATACTGGTGGTAGGGATTGGCTTTTAACCAAAATTGATTATCAAAGACGCATGCGTCTAAAATCTGAGCCTAATTTATTGCTACCTAATGCAGAGAACGCAACAATTGCACCACAGAAGTTTACCAAGTACTTATTTGATGGTGAGAACGAACGTGGTTTGATTAAAGGGAGATTGATTACCAAGGAATTAGGCTTCGATATAGACAACTACCCTGAGTTTAGCGATGAAATTCTAAAGCGGATCAAGATGTACCCAGCTCGACTGAAAAGTACAACGCCATATGGGAATCGATATGAGACGGCAATGATTATGTATGGACCAGAACATCATCCTGTCAATATCGTGGCTGGGTGGATGGTTGGTGATGAAGAAACACACATGAGCAGTATCATGATTAAGGAGGCCAAAGAGTGAAAATAGAAGAATACGATACAGTATTATTAAAAGATGGTCGCAAGGCGGCGATCGTTGAAATACTTGATTCCAGTCATTTTTTGGCAGATATCGGCGATGGTCCCAAGGATTGGGATACGATTGAAATTACCTTAGGCGAAATTGGTCATATTGTTAAGTCAACCGAATGTTCACGAATGGCGTTACGTGCAAGAAAATAGCATGCAAGGCCCGCCGCGAAATGTTGGTAGAAGGCTTAATCGTGCTGAAGAGATACTAATTGATTGGAGGATGAAGGCTGATGGTTCAGGTAGTAAAGAAGCATGACATTTTGTTTAGTTTGACTTATGGTTACGAGATTGGGTTTCGATACGCTGGCTATGAGTACTGGATTTTCCACTCAGTTAAGGGGAAATCGGGTTACACGATTACTCAAACGCCGGATAACTATTTATTTACCTCTGACTCAAATGATTGGACAGAGGCTATGAATCAGCCTGTATTTAATGGCAAGACGTTGAATGACATCTTTGATCAGGTTGAGTTTGTCGATTACATGGTGGACACTCAAAGTGAGGAATTACAGAATGGCAAAAGATGATTACTTTGTCCTCATGTATAAGTTATTAAAGCGATTATACGATGCGCTCAAACAGGGGAAGACACTATCAGATGAGGAATTTGCTAATCTTTCAGTTGGCATCAATCCAGTTTATTGGCAGTACATCATAATGAATGTTAGTCGAGAGGGCTATATTAGTGGTATTCATGAAATCGAGTCTTTATCGGGCAAAACCATTCTGGCACGAGATGTTCAGATCACCCCTAAAGGCATTGAATATTTATTTAGCAATTCGATGATGGAGCGTGTAAAGAATGCGTTAAAAGATTTTAAAGACATTGTGCCCGGAATATAAGGTCAGCACGCAACAATCTTGTTGAGTGCTATTTTTATGCCTTCGAAAGTGGTGAAGTGATGTTAGGTGCACAGATTCTATTGATTATGGTTTTGACGGTGAGCAACCGACAAATCGTTGATGCTACAAGCGATGTTGCGAGAGTGTGTTCAGCCGTGATTTCGTGTCTATCGCTAATACTTTGGTTTTTGACGCTCTTTTAATATTGGTCCGAAATGACCATAAACTACACGGGCATTTGCAAAGTTGCAGATGCTTTTTTGCTACTAAAAAATATGAGGAGGAATTGCAAATGAAAGTCACCAAGTTGAAATTTGACTTGCAACGATTTGCGGATGGCGATACAGAAGTCAATAGTCAGGCCGAAACTAGCACTGAATCGGCTGGTAATGGTGCCGATAGTCAATCCAATGCAGATGCTGGCGCACAAGATGATACCACTAGTTTTAAAAGCAAATCCGAGCTTGATCAGTATGTGCAGACGCAAGTCAACTCTGCATTAGAAGAAGCCAAGAAGGGATGGGCAGCTGATCAAAAGCAGCAAAAGGCCTATGAGGACATGACGCCTGAAGAACAGACGCAATTTGACCTCGACAAAGCTAAAAAGGAACTCGAGGCTGCGCGCTTAGAGAACAAGGTAATCACAAATAAGGCGACAATCGCTAGTAAGCTTGGTGCCGATAAGCTGCCGGTAGAGCTGGTTGACTTATTTGGCAACCAACTTGGTGCTGATGAAGCTAAGCTGAATGCTTTCTATGACCAAACTGTGAAGGTTTTTCGGAATGCGGTCCAATCAGCTGTTGATCAGCGCTTGTCCGCTTCGGCAGGTGCACCGGGTGCAGGCGTAGGTAATCAAGAATCATCCGCCGGCGTGAGTGCTGCGCAAGCTCGAAACAAATCAAGTAAGCCTCAGGGCATTAATCCTTGGGCGACAAAATAGGAGGAATAATTTATGCCAAGCGTATCAAAACAAACCGCGAATCAAGTTAATTTTTTGGCTAGCAGTCGTTTTCAATCTTTCACGGAATACGTCGATAACACTACTGCTGGCGCCATTGACGATGCTGGTCGCAAGCTGATCCCAGCAGGCACAATCTGGCCGGCAAATGATGCGACAGCAAAGGGAATCACGATCAATACTGTTGACGTTACTGAAAATGCTCAACCTGTTGGTGTGATTGTTGAAGGTTATTTATTGGCTCAACGCTTACCGGTTGCACCTAGTGATGCGGCTAAGACGGCTATGACTGGCATCAAGTGGCGGGATGTTAGCGAAACACCAGGAAAATAAAGGGGGACTATAAATGCCAACAATTACTGATTTATTCACTGCCAATGCCTTATTGGACTACTCTGGCACTCGAGAATACAAGCCATTCTTAGGAGATGCTATGTTTGCCACTCGGCGTGTAGAAGCTTTAAAGCTTGACCAACTTACCCAAGGCTCTAAGACACCTATCATTGCCTCCGTTTCTGCATTTGATGCTGAAGCAGAGATTGGCAGCCGATTAACTGAAAAGCGCGCTTTTGAGCTTGCGCTGATCAAGCGAAAGATGCAAATCAAGGAAACCGATCTCTATGCAATGCTTAATCCGCGGACACCACAAGAACAAGCATTTCTGAAAGACCAAGTTTTTAATGACTTTGATGTCCTGAATCAGGGCGTTTTAGCTCGTGTGGAAGCAATGACAATGGAGATGCTGGCAACCGGAAAGATTCACCTTGCTGACGACAATGATAAGGCTGTCGTGGACTACCAAGTACCAGCCGAACACCAAGAAGCTATCGCAGATAACACATGGGATAAGTTAGATTCTGCTGACCCGCTGAAGGATATGATTTCTTGGGTAGATAAGATGGATGTCTTGCCAACTCGAGCTCTGACATCTAAGAAGATTTATCGCTTGATTACAACTAATCCAAAGGTTTTAGCTGCGGTTTATGGTAAGGACACGGGCCGTATGCTTGGACAGGCTGATTTTGATGCCTTCATGCAAGCACAAGGATTACCGGTCATCCGTACTTATGATGAAAAGTACAAGGTAGAGCAACCAAATGGCACATACAAGACTGCACGCTACTTCCCCGAAGATCGCATTGTTCTTTTCGGTGATGATCAACTGGGCGAGAAGGTATTCGGTCCGACTCCCGAAGAGCTGGCTAATTTATCTGACGTTCAGGGTAGCGTCAAGTCAAATGTTTATGACATGATCTATACTGAAACCAAAGACCCAGTCGGCACTTGGGAAAAGGCCACAGGATTGGCATTACCTAGCTTTGCGGCGGTCGATGAAGTGTTCCAGGCACAACCAATTAAGCTAGCTTAGGAGGAATAATTTATGCGTGTGCGTGTAAAAGAAATTCCTATTCGCTATGGTGAAAAGCGATATGAGCCGGACACCGAACTGACTATCAGCAAGGATAGCTTTGATGACAAGCTGTTTGAACTGATTGAAGATGATATCAGCGAGAAAGATGCTGAGCAAAAGGCTGACGAGAGCGGCGGTGATGGCGATGAGCAGTCTTGATGATGAGAAGGCAATCCAATTAGTGCAATTGCAAGCCCGTGTTGGTGCTAACTCTGATGACGACGTTCTGTCTGGTTACTTTGATGACGCAATTCAGGCAGTCTTGGACTTTACGGGTCAGTCACAACCTAACAAGGCGTTGCTGATTGCAGCTAAGCGACTTGCGGTCGTCTACTGGAACCAGCAGGCGGATGAAGGTGAAACGCAGCGAACTGAAGGCGGTGTGTCTCGAACATTTGAAGTGACGGGCATCCCATCGTCTATCCGAAGTTCGCTGATGCCTTATCGCGTGGCCAAGACGAGGTCACTGCGATGAGGTTGCGACCACAAGACCTAAAGACTATCTATTTGCGTCGGCGCTTAAGCAGCCAAAATGATGAGGGCGACTGGATGAAAGGTTGGGGTGATCCGATTGAGTTACTAGTCAATATCCAACCGGCAACTGGTCAATATCTGTCCACACTCTATGGTGATAAGTTACCGCGGATGAAGTCACTGAAGTATCAGGGTGACGATATCGTTGAGAATCGCGATGAAAAGGCAGGTTTGTGTATCGGTGTCCCTAAAGACTCCGAGCCTGACTATACGGTCACCAGTATCATGACATACAGCGACCACCTCAATATCTTGGCCACACGTAACGAGGGGGTGTCTATGAATGGAAGTCGAGATTGATGTTAGCAAAGTTGTAGACAACATTATGAAGCTCCCAGAATTGATTCAAAATGCAATGTGGGACGCAACTTTTGACATTGTTGAGCTGGTTCAAACCAGAGCGGTTGATAATCTGCAGGCCAGTATGACCCACTCAACAGGCGAGCTGGCGCAGAGCTTAAAGTATGAGGTAGTAGTCGATGACAGCAATAATGTTGTCGGCCGGGTTTGGTCAGATAATGCGGTCGCTACCTATCGTGAACTCGGTACTGGGATTCATGGTCAGGAATCTCCAAAGGACTTGCCCAGCGGCATCAGTCCGGCTTATCGACAAACGCCCTGGTTTATACCTACCGAAGCGGTAGACGTGGATCTTAATGCCATTTATGGCATGCCAAAGGTCACTATCAAAGGTAAAGAGTTTTATATCAGCCAGGGCCAGCCCGCGCGCCAGTTTTTGGTGCCGGCATTAAGGTCTGTACTTGATGGTGATGCTGAAAAAATGATTAAGAGCCGCTTTGATGAAATTCAAGGGGGTCTCAATTCATGATTATCAACATGAAACCTAAGGTCATGAGTATTCTGAACAGCATTGAAGAGCTAAAGCTGAGCTCAACCACATATCCGGACGAATGGTCTAAGTTTCCAATGGCAGTGTACAGCACCGTACATGAGCCATACTTCGTCAATGCTGAACAGCACGAGGGCCAAACCAAGTGGCAAATCACGGTGGAGCTTTACTCAGACACCGGCAGCCTCACACTAATCACTGAGAAACTGAGAACAGCATTTGCTGGACTCGGCTTTTTTGGTACCACCACTGACGCTAATACCGCAGGACTCAAGCGAGTCGTTTGCCGCTTTAGCGCAGTGGTAGATAATGACACTTTTCACGTTTATCAAAAGTAGGGGGAAAACAAGATGAAAACAAAAATGGACTTACAACGATTTGCAGGCGCTCCTTTGGTTGACGCTAGCCAAGGGATGCTTTCAAAGGGTACAACGCTTGGCTACAAAGAACACGGTGCCAGCGGCGATTTCACGCTGTTAAACGACATTAAGACGGTGCCAGAAGTTGGGCAATCACCTGAAAAGGTGGATGTGACCGTCTTAACTGATAGCAAGAAGAAGGCAATTGACGGGTTGCAAGATTCATCAAGCTTGGCCTTTGTCGGCGTCTATAAGGGTGCCAACTTCAAGGCCGCAAATGGGATTGCGACCAGCGGCAAGATCTATGACTGGATTTTAACGTATCCAGACGGCTTAACTGTCACCTTTACGGGAAAAGCTAGTTTAAAGTTAGGTCAAGCCGGCATTAACGAAGCCTTAAGCTTCACTGTGACCGTTGTTGTCTCAGACGGTCCAGACTATCATCCAGTTGATGTGGTACCAGCTGGCTAATTTTAGCGAGTCACCTTTCAAAGGGTGGCTCGTTTTTGTTTCAAAAATATAAAAATAAGGAGCAATAATTTATGACAAGCAAAGCGACAACAATGAAAGTTTCATTTGGTGGATTACAACTCGATTTACGCTTAGGGGCGCGCGACATTGTGCGAGTAGAACGGCGCTTGAATGAATCAATGGTGAATATGTTTGTTAGTTCAGAAGGAGGTATGAAGCTGCCTCCAGCTAATAAGCTATTGATTGTCTTACAAGAAGCGAATCAAACACATGGTGTCAGCGATGATGACTTAATTGAAGCATTCGACAAGTTTTTGAGTGCGGGTAAGACTCCAATGGACTTGATGAAGATTGTCCAAGACTTGTTGGATCAAGCGGGTTTTTTAGGGTCAAAGACCGAAGCGACAAAGACGGAAAAGGTATCTGGCAACGTCGTGAGTCTCGACACACCAACGGAACCCACGAGCGATCTCGATTAAACACCCTTACTGATTTAATTGAAGAAGTCAGACCTCAAGCACTGGCGGCAGGAATTCCGGCCGACGAGTTTGAAACAATGACTTTTGTTGAAATTCTTGACCAGATGAGAGCCAACCGTAAGATTCGGCAAGATAAGGTCACTATGCAGGCAGTTATGGATCATAAGCAGGCTGAGTTAATTGCCTATGCTTTTAATGACCCACAACATATGCCCGGACTTAAAAAGGCCTATCCATTCTTGGATAAGCTGGTTGATGATGAACCACATGAAGAGATTCCTGAGTGGAAGCTTGAACAAGCTGAGTTCTTGTCTCAGGCAATGCGAGTGAAGGCAGCTGTACAGCGTAAAAAGGAGGCAGGAGACCATGTTTAGTGGCATTTTGTTTTACAAAGTGAATGGTGAAAAACGAATGTTGGACATCGTGACCGCAAAAGATCGCGATACCTTTCGACTGATTGTTCGAGGCGTTATCGCAGATTACAAATTACAAGAAGTGACCGATGATGGTAAGAAACTTTGGCTACAAACGGGCGGGGCAGATATGAGCCTGTCTGATTTGATGGCCAAGTAGAATTGAAATCTAACCCAAGAATGGAGGTGAAGTTGTGTCAGATATTGATTTAGGTGAAGTACAGGCAAGATTTGGCTTCGATTTATCGTCCTTACAGGCCCAAACACAGCGCGCTGCCGATATGGTTAAAGATATGTCAATTAACATCAAATCTGCTGTATCTGGCGGGTCTGGGGCATTCAACGACAGTCTCGACATCACGCAAGGCATGAATAAAATGCAAGACCAGATAAAGTCGATCAAAGAAACGGTTAGTGATAATTTCAGTGACATGAACCGGGTTGCCGATGACAATCTGTCCAAGATAACAAAATCAGGAACCGAAACCTTTGGCCGAATGAAGTCTAGCGCGGGCAAGGACTTACAGAGCATGGTTGACGGGATCAACACTAAAATGCAGCAAGCACAAGCAGCACAGTTGCGTATGCAGTCTTTAATGTCAAAGAAGGCTAACGTTCAAACTGGTAGCCCAGCGGATGCACTCAAGTTCGACAGTCAAATTGCCAATGCACAGGCGCAAATGACACGTTACCAAACACAGGCACAACAATTAGCCCGTAATATGCGAGCAGAGTTTGATGCTATCCCAGCTTCATTAAATAAAATTGCTGGCGCTATGGACCGAAATGAAGTACAGATCAATAGCTTACAAGCCAAAATGAAGGCACTGCAATCCACCTACAAAGGACAATTAACGCCTGTTAGTGGTGATTTTGAACATGGCTTCAAAATGGGAGACTCCAAGGATTCACTGAAAACAAAGGCAGAAATTGATAAGCTACGGGATTCAATGAATAAGCTTATTGCCGAGAACGATGCTTTGAACGGGTCCTATGCAAAAGCGGAAGATCGGTCAGAGAACTTAAAAAAGGCACTCTCAGGTGTGAACACCAAGCTTAATGAACAAGCTCGCGATGCTAAATTAGCTAGTGCAGCTATGGCCAGTTCTGCAGGTGGTGGCGGTGGAGGCCGAGGTCGAACACCCAACAGTAACAGCAGCAATGACTCTGGAGGATTCTGGAATCAAATTAAAGGGACTGCAGGCAAAGTTTCCGGCGCTTTTGACGATGTGGGGGCAAGAGTAGGCAGAGTTTCTAGTCTGTTTCATCGAAGCTCTAAAGGCATGGCAGACGATACCGGGCTTATTACACGTGGAATCACAAGCTTAAACCGGAATATGCGGATGGTTGGCTCATCAATCATCTTCTTCCAACTCCTGAGTGGCGCCATTACAAATACGGCGGGCTTCATGTTAGATGCAGCCAAGACAAACTCTCGATTTAGTTCATCTTTGAATCTGATTAAGGTCAATCTGATGACCGCTTTTTACCCAATCTATACAGCGGTAATGCCAGCACTCAATACATTGATGGCCGGCCTTGCTAAAGTGACTGGATATGTTGCTGGATTCATTGCGACGTTGTTTGGCACGACTTATCACGCTGCCCGACAAGGCGCACAGGGACTTTACGGTCAGATGCAAGCCATGAAAGATACCTCTAAGAGTGCTAAAGCAGGGCTTGACGACACTGCAGATGGTGCGAAGAAGATTGCAGACAATGCTGATGGTGCTACTAAGAAAGCCAAAGAACTCAAGAACGCATTAATGGGCTTTGATGAGATTAACCTTCTTAATCAAGACTCTGGCGATGATGATGACAAAATTAAGACCCCTAAAGCCCCCTCCTCCAAAAAAGGTGATGATGGTGGAGATAGTCTTGACCCACCAGGTATTGATTTTGGGTCAGCACCCGATATGGCAATGCCGAAATGGCTTACTGATTTTGCAAATAATGTTAAGCGAATCGCCGCAGAACTCTTTGCGCCAATCAAAGAGGCATGGGACAAGGTTGGACATCTCGTTATGGAAGCGTGGAAGTATGCGCTAGGCGAAGTGTGGCGACTGATTAAAGATATCGGAAAATCGTTCCTTGAGGTTTGGACAAATGGTACCGGGGAAAAGTTTGTCGAAGGACTGTTGATATTACTAGCAGACATGTTAAATATTGTCGGCGATATTGCACGAGCGTTTGCTGAAGCGTGGGAAGAGAACAATCGTGGCACGAGACTGATTCAGTCGATTTTTGATCTATTGATTTCAGTTGAGAAAACACTTCATGAAATCGCCAAATCCTTCCGTGAAGCGTGGAATGATGGCACAGGTAAGAAAATTGCCGCGGATCTACTTGATTTATTTACTGATATTTTCAAAATGCTTAAGTCAATTAGTGATGCCTTCAGAACTGCGTGGACTAATGATGGTAATGGTACAAAGCTTATTAGTTCAATTCTGCATATGTTTGACGAGATTCTGGTCTTGCTAGGTAAGATTACTACTGCGTGGACCAATGCGTGGAATACGGGTGTTGGCGTGTCAATCATTGAACATATTCTGCATATCATTACCAACATCAATAACACGATTGGAGCGTTGGCTAAGAACTTTGGTAATGCGTGGGACAAAGCAAGTATTGGTCAAAAGATTTTCGAGGATATTGATGGGCTTGCGGATATCATCCTTGGCACACTGGATGATATGACAGGTGCGACCGTCAACTGGGCTAAGTCATTGGACTTTACGCCACTCCTTCAATCTATTCACAACTTGTTAAAGGCAATGCAGCCTTTCACTAAAAACATTGGTGATGGGCTTAAGTTTCTATATGAACAGGTACTATTGCCACTGGGCAAGTTCACAATTGAAAAGGTTATTCCAGACTTTCTTGATTTGCTAGCAGCAGCGATTAAGGTCGTTAATGCGGTTATTGATGCCCTTAAACCTCTAGGCAAATGGTTCTTTGATTCCTTCTTGAAACCATTAGCTGGGTTCAGTGGTGGTAGTTTCCATAGCGTTATACAAGGAATCATCGATATTCTCAACAAGTTTACCGATTGGATTAAATCTCACCAGAAACTTGTTGAGGGCATTACTGCTGCCTTGGTTGCTTTGTTTGCATTTCGCGTGGCAACCAGCACATTTGAAAAAGGTACAGGACTAGTAGGCAAGTTAGTTGATAGCGCCGTTCGCTTAGGTGGAAAGGAAAATCTGTTAAAGAATTTCTTTGAAGGCATTACCGGTATCGATAAGCTTAAGGAAGGTGTTTCCGAGCTTAAAAATATGTGGTCAGTCGTGAATGAGAACTGGGACGCTTCTAAGATGGGGCAATGGTTCCAAAAAGGACCACTAGGTGGTGCTATGCAATCCATGAAGTCTGCTGGTGGCTTCAACGACTTAACACCAGCAGGCAAGGTAGGAACGGGTTTAGCTGGCGCAGGAGTTGCACTTGGTGCTGGATGGGACATCGTATCAGCCATCAAGGAAAAGAATCCAACAAAGAAATTCGAGGATTTCGGTTCTGGCGCTGGTACTGCTATCGGCGGCGGCCTAGGTCTCTTCTTCGGTGGTCCTTTGGGTGCTGCCATTGGGTCGCAAATCGGCGGGACCGTCGGTAAATGGGCCGGAGACGCAGCTAAGAAATTCACTGATGGTTGGAACAAAGCGGGATCTACAAAACGACCTTCTGATTGGTTGGAGGGTCTTGGCTGGGATGCAGCAAAGTGGTGGAAGAGCACCTCTAAGTCTTTAGACGATTTCTCGAAAAACTTTCAAGGCTGGGTTAATGGCATTAAAAAGTGGTTGAGCCAACACTGGCTTGAGGTGGCTGCTACAATCATTAATCCAATTGCCGGTTTGGCGACATGGTTCTTAAAAGACACTAAGACTGGGCAAAGCATCGTTACTTGGGCGAAATCTTTCCCAGGAAAGGCGGCAAACTGGGCCAAAGATGTTGGCAAAAACATCGGTAACTTTATTGATAGTGGCAAGAAATGGGTTAAAGATGCAGGAAATAACATTGGTAAATGGGTTTCCGAACATCAATCTGCCACTAACAAAACGATTTCTAAATGGGCAAGCGGTATCGGTTCAACCGTTCATAACGGTGTTGATGGAGCGAAGAATCTTGCTGTTAAGGCTGGTACTAAAATCGGCGGATGGTTCTCTGATTTTAGAAACGGAACTGGAAAAAATGTTTCTAAGTGGGCCGGCACGATTGGAGATTTATTGACCGGTGGTAGCAATGGTAGTAAATCAAAGGTAATACAAGTAGGCAAAAATGTCGGTAGTTGGATTACAGGGTTTATGTCCGGCACTGGTAAAAACCTTAGTAATTGGGCTGGTGGTCTAGGCGATGTTATTGGTAAGGGCCTTTCTAGTGGCGCCAATGCTGTCAAACGCGGAGCTGCTGGTATTGCTAACGGCATCGTTGGTGTAATTGGCGGCGCAGTTAATGGTGTAATTAAAGGTGTTAATTGGGTTTTGAGCAAAGTCGGTGCCGGTAGCCATGCTTTGGGAACTTGGAGTGTGCCAAGATTTGCCACGGGTGGTTATCACAAAGGCGGTTTGGCTCTTGTCAATGACGCACCTGGTGAGCACTATCGTGAAATGTATCGCTTACCTAATGGCCAGCATGGTATGTTCCCTAAGAAACGTAACTTACTAGTTAACTTAGAAGCTGGTTCTCAAGTTCTTGACGGAAACACAACAGCGGCAATGGTTCCCCATTATGCCGGTGGTATTTTTGGCGGTGACTTTTTAAAAGGACTCGATTTTAGCCATTTGTTTGATGGTTTCAGCGACACAGTTTCTACTGTAGGGAAAGTTGCTAAGGACGTTTGGGAAGAAGTACAAGACTTTAGCTCTGGTGTATGGTCTTTTGTCAATCATCCCTTTGATCTTATTATGCAAGGCATCAATCAGTTCTTTAGTAAAGGAAGCTTGGGAGGAATTGCAGGTTCTGTAGTTGATGGCGCAGCAGATATGATCAGTCATGGCGCTGTTGACATGGTTAAAAACTTTATCAAACAAAATGCCCCCAAGAAGAAAGTTAAAAAAGGGTCAAGCAATTCATCCAGTGATGGTGGTATGTTTGATTTTGATTTTGATTTCAGCAGTCTTTCTAACTTGTTTGGATTCGCAGACGGCGGATTTGTTAATAAAGACGGCTTATATCGTATGGGCGAAAACAACCTTCAAGAGATGGTTGTGCCGCTCACTAAACCTGCACGTGCAGTTGAGCTGATGCGGGAGGGACTTAAGATAATGAACTTATCAGGGATGGAACTTGCTGCGCCAGATGTGGTGACAAATAACTTTGAAAGCTCTATGACTAGCTCTGCATCAAGTAATAACACCACAAGTACGTCAGAAATGTCAGGTTCAAGCACTGACATGAAGTCTGCTATTCGTCAAGCAATTATTGAGGCTTCTGAAGAACTTAAGCGAACTAATCCAGATGCTGACGAGAAGCAATTGAACATGAATATTGATGGTGATGTTTTTGCTTCAATTATGGTTAAAGTTCTCAATCGGTACTTTGCAAAAGTCGGCTTTAATCCACTTAATATTTAACTAGGAGATGATGCAAATGGCGGCAATCGCCATTAATGGAATTGCGGTCAAGGCACCAAAAACATTTTCAGCTGCAATTCAAGATATCGATGGTGCAACCAGTCGTGATGCTCACGGTAATATGCATCGTGACAGGATTACTGTTAAACGTAAATTGGCAATAGCGTGGGGGCCATTATCTAACGCAGAGTCGGCTCAAATATTACAAGCTACCTCAGCTCAATTTTTTTCCGTTAGTTATCCTGATCCTATGACAGGAGGACAGCGAACTGGAACCTTCTATGCCGGCGATCGAACCGCACCTACGTACTCTTGGAATGAAAAGTTCAAGGATATTATGTGGTCCGGATTGAGCTTCGATTTGATTGAAAAGTAGAGGTGAGTATTTGTTATTGAAAACTCAAGCAGTTCATGATGCGTGGGCTGCACCCGAACACATTTTGGAACTGCGAATTAGCATTAATGGACAAACGTATACTGCAACCGATGTAGTTAGTTTGACCTATGACAGTGGTGCGATGAATGGCGATGCTTTTGCGTTGGGATCTACCTATGCGAACAGCATTAAAATAACATTCTCACATATTGTGGAAGGCATAGAGTTATTAAACGAAGTAACGCCTGAGATTGGTATTCAGCTTCCAGATGGGAGTTGGGATTACACCAAATTGGGCGTTTTTGTTATTGATTCGGAAGTCAATCAAGATCGAAATAACAGCCAAACATCTTTGTCAGCCACTGATCGGATGGTGATGATGGGTAGTAGCTATGAATCAAAGCTAACATATCCAGCATCATTGATCGATATCATCACTGAAGTGGCAAATATTGCGGGTGTTAAACTAAACGAAGCGGATATTGCTCGCTTGCCTTCAATTAAGGTGAGTGCCTTTCCAAAGGGAACGACACTGCGACAAGTTATTGGGTATGTCGCTCAATTTACTGGTGGATTTGCAACGTTTGATCGTGATGGGTTATTAGATATCCGCGGATTGCAAGATCCTAATTTTGTTGTCTCAGCTGACAATTATGTATCAAAAGGTCTTAATAAGAACGAAACTTTCTATCGCATTGGCGGTATGCAAGCGGAGGTAACCCAATCCAGCAAAGATGATAGCGGAAACGATGTTAACAACACAATCAATCTACAGGCAGGAAGTTCTGCCGGTAGTCAGATTAAGCTAACGAATCCTGCTATGACACAAGATAAACTTGAAGACTTGTACCAACAGTTTCGAAACATCAATTTCTACCCATACAGTCTGAGTTGGTTTGCCGACCCTTCACTTGAAGCCGGAGATTGGGTGACTATTGAAGATAACAAAGGTAATGAATTCAAATCGCCTGCATTAGGACTAACACTGACTTTTGGTGGTGGTCTAACCGGCTCCCTTAAAGCTGATACAACCGTTACAGCATCTACCAATTTTGTTTATCAGGGTGAACTTAATCAGAAAGTAACACAGTTGGGAGGATCTCAAAACGCGAGCGGTAATCGAACTTGGGAGGGGATTGATCAACCTCAATTAGCAAAAGAGGGAGATATTTGGTTCAAAAAAGAAGGGCCTGATACCTATCTGATGATCTATCACGTTAATCCTGATACGGGCGTCGGAGACTGGATAGAGCAGGTATCAACTAAATCTGGTAATGTGATTCAGCAGATTAATGATGATATGACAGATGCTCGGATTATTGGTGAAAAACTTCATATCACCGGAACCACTTTGATAGATAATGTTGCTATCAAATCTGGAGCTATTGCCGGTTTATCAGCAGATAAAATCACGGCAGGCACAATCAACGCAGCCACTGTTAATCTGATCAATCTTAATGCCAACAACATTTCAACGGGCACCATTATCGGAGCTAGTTTATCTATTAATTTAAATACGGGAATGGTGGAGTTTCAGCGAGGTCGAATTCATAATACCTCTAACACTATTGACATCAACATAGACCAGGGATACATGTCAGTGGCAAACGGAAACAATCGCGTTATGCTCAAAAATGGAGAAATGCAGTTTGTTGAACCTAACTTTTTTGATACAGAAACAATGCCTTATTTGAAGTTAACTAATAATATCAGTGGTGCCAGTTTTTATGGCGCAGGTTTCATCGGTCGAACATATGCGGTAATGTCAACAAATACAGGATTAGGCAGTGCCTTTAGTGGCCTGACTGGCGTCGAATCATTTGCTGGATTTTCTACAGGCGATACAGTACCCACTAAAGTTGGTGGAGCTAATCGAGGTGTCATCATAGCGGGGGGTGCTACTTTCTCGAATGGTTATGCAACAAGTTCTCCAAGTATTACAGTCGGTTTAACATCAAGTGACATCAGAATGACAGCTTATAACATTTACATGAATTCTAATTCTTATTTTGATTCCAAAGGTGCGGCTAGTTTGTCTAGGCTGACGGTAAATGGGGATGCCAGAGTTATCGGTAATTTGAAGATTGGGTGGGCAGGCTATGCCCTGGGCTCGGACTACGGAGGAAATCTCACCTTTAACGGTAAATCCTTAGCTTCCACTACTGATGTTGCATCAGTTCGATCAGCTGTAAGTAGTGCACAAAGCCGTGCAGACAGCGCCTATAATTTTGCTCAGACATTAAATAACGACATATGGCGAATAAAATCCAAACTAAATATGAATTAGGAGAAAATATAGATGGAATTTGTACTTGAAAATAAGTATCTAGCACCTGCCATTAATTTTTTACAAGGGATGAAGCTAAAAGGAACGGCAAGTTTGGCTCGTTCAAAAATGGTGAAGTTAATTAATGCTAAATATGAAGAAATGTTAGCTGATCAAAATCTACTTTTAAATGAATATGGGGCGCGATCTGATTATAGCAAGCCAGTTAGTGATTCAAATCCGTTAGAACAGGACGAAAAGGGAGCCATCACGATCCAACGTGATAAGCTTTCTGAGTTCAAAACAGCGCATACCGCCTTATTAAATCAGAAAACCGAAATTTCGGGCGGTACCTATGTAACTCATGTCTCAGATGTAGTTGAAATTATTGATAACTACGCGTTCGACCATGAGTTAGAAGGCAACGACGCTGAGGTATATTTAGAATTACATGAAGCGCTCACAAATGAAACGGAGGGAAAGTAATGCTACAAACAACGCAATCCCTAACAATTAGCGGACAGTCCGTTATCAACGGTAAGTCAGTACTCTCTTTTAGCGCGAATATTTCACAAGATGGTGGTTCAAACAACATCAACCAATCTACTCTGGATCAAAGCTTATATGAAAATAATATCGAAGCGGCTCGAAAAGATGCTGCAGATTTTCAAGAACTTATCTACTCTACTGAGGATAAGATGCTATCAAAAGCAAAGCCGTCTAGTAACTCAGAAAGCCGGTGATTCTATGCATACTTTTTTAGGCTTCACAATTGGTGAATGGGGTGGGATTATTGCGATTGGCACAGCCATTGTAGGGGCAATTTATCGTGTTGCTGTAAAGCCACTTAGTGATAAGCTTGCTGACCTGAGTGGTGCTATTAATAACCTCAGCATCTCATCAAACCAAACGCATCTTGAACTTGATCACCGATTAGATAAGCATGATATTAAAATCGAGCGACACGACGCTGAAATTCAGTTTCTATATGACAAAAACAATTTGAAACGGCGGGAGGAACATCATGAAGAATAATCTGTCATTAGACGTGCACAGTAAGCTTTGGTGGACGTCTATTATTTCGCTCTCAA